CATCAATTCGATCTTCAATTTGATCATCATCAACGTTAATTTGAATAACCGGATGACCTAATCTACGGAGACAGTAATCTTTAAATTGCGATCTTGTTGTTGGTTTTGCCATATTCTTACCTAGGAAAAGTTATCTTAGTATTTATGCATTTTAAAATACTGGTTATATATAAATATGTATGAATAATTTCCATAAAACCATAACTCTTCCGATCAAATTCATCGAACGTTTTAGCTGAGTTAAAGACTGATGGCGTATTTCTGGGGATGTATTCCAATTATCTTATAACAACTTTGGAAAATCCAGAGATACTAAAGTTTAATAAAAATGCATCCACAAAAATCTTTAATATTTCTGAACACTATTGGATATTGATTTCTTTACCAAAATTACAGTTAAGTTTATTCAACTGGTAAAAATACAATGGTTAATATAACCGAGCGCCACAAACTAGCATAAATAAAAATAAATAGTTACTCATATAAGGAGAATTAAATGATTACGCATTTTACCATAAAGGAAGTTAATTATCACGGTACTCTTGTAGAGTATCATGACGATAGGGGTGTCAGTCAGACATTCAATTTAATGCCGCCAGTCAACAAAGATGGTGAAAATTTATCTTTAGAAGCCCTAAAACGTGAGATTGCTAGATGTGCGCCTAATTTGGATAATGAATATACCAGAATCTCAGAAAGCGCAAAAGTAATTAACTTTCAGATGAATATTGGTGAGAGATATGTGTTGACTCAAGAAGATATGGATAATTGGGATCTTCTATAATAATATGACATTAGCTGATGATTATGGGTATTATAAATTAGGAAATATAAAAACCTACAGTAAATATGATGTTATGGTAAAAACAAATGATCCATATACAGTTACTTGGCATTATAATGATGATTTCTTTTCACAATTTGATTGGACAAAAGAACCCGATGAATCTATAGAAACTCTCTATAGAAAAAAAGCCGAGCAATTGAGAAAGGATTATGATTATATTATCTTAATGTATAGTAGTGGAAGTGATTCGGATAATATTTTAGAAACATTTGTAAGAAATGATATCAAACTTGATGAGGTTTGCAGTTTGGTTAATCTTGAGGGAAGTGGAAGCAAAGAGTCTTTTGCTAATAGAGAAGTTTATCAAATAGCTTGTCCTAAAATAATTAACCTGAATAAAAAATATGGTTTGAATATCAAACATAGGATATTTGATATCACACAAAAAATTATTAATTATTACTCAAACAAAAAACCATTAGATTTTAAGTGGATTAACACTTACGGAAGTGTAAATTGTCTATCTAAATATAAATTATATGATGATATTCCAGAATGGAAAAACATAGCAAAAGATGGTAAGAAAGTATGTATAATTTGGGGATGCGATAAACCAAGATTATCGGTGATTGAAGATAGGGTTTATTTTTATTTTTCAGATGTAATAGATGGAGCAATGTGTTTAAAAGAACAAAAGGAAGGATTTAATGAATCATTTCATAATGATTTATTTTATTGGTCACCCACAATCGAATCTGCTAAAATTATAATTAAACAATCACACTTAATAAAAAACTATATTCTAAACGAAGATAATAGAAAATATCATAAACGTGATAAAAATTATAATGAAATTTATATACATATGAAAAAACCTATAGGTTGTTTAGGTGATAACGATTTTAAAAACATAATTTATCCTTGGTGGGAAAAAACTAATGATATACATACCAAAACAAAAAATGGAAATTTTCTCAGCGATAGAGATGATTGGTTTTGGCAAAAATATAATGATCAATCTACAGAAAATTACCTTTCCGACTTGACGGAATTTTACAAAAATATTCATACTGTATGGGCTGAAAGTTATGTTGACTTTGAGTATGAATTATATCCAAAATTTATTAAAAGAATGAATTCTAAAACTTATCCACTTCAATAGAAAGAAATATATGTCGGACAAAAATCTTTTCCCATCAAGTTTACCAATCGTGTGTGTTGCCATGCGTGGCGTTTCAGATGTGGATTTTGCAATGGTTTCGGCAAGTGCCAACGTCGTACCAAGTGTTTCTACAGTTAATTATCTAAATGAAGAAACCCGAGAGATCAACATTATTCTTTTAGAATCTGAGTTAAAAAGATTTAAAAATGCATTTAGTGATAAAAATTTAATTATAACAATTCAAGAACATCGGCTTTTTCAAGACGGAATGATAGATTTGATATCAAGTTATGGAACTCATTGTGAAATACTTCAGAGGCCTATACTTCCGAAAAGAAGAGAAAAGGTCTATGCAGATTTATCATCTAAAGGCGTAAAACTATTACGTAAATCTTTATCATTTTCTTCTGATTTTGAGCTTTATGACGGTATCATTTTTAAAGGAAACGAAGGCGCTGGAAGGGTTAGTGATGAGACTTGGGCTGGAAAATCCCAAGCTTGGGATTTAGAATATATTGTTGAAACTTTTCTTAATTTATATCCAAATAAATCAATTATACCATGTGGTGGTGTCAATAATAAAAGTCAAATACAAAATCTTTTAAATTTAGGAGCGGAAGCTGTTGGATTAGGAACATTATTTGCAATGTCATCTGAAAGTAATATATCAAAAGAAACAAAAGAACGGATAATAGAATTAAAAAGAGAAAATATAGTTCAAATAGACGCTGGTAATATAAAACAAAATGCTATTGTTTTTTCTGAATGGAAAAGTAAAGATGATATTAATAATACACAATCACTAAAAGCCGGTATTTTACATCCTGATCAAGGTCATATTTTTGTTGGCACTGCTATTGATACTATAGATTCAATTGAACCATTTCAATCTATTGTGAACAAATTAATCAGCTAAAATATTATATTTTTTTATAATGTTTCTATAAAATATATTTTGAAAACTGTACCATTCTTGAATATTTTTATCGCCATATATTAATTCAATTTGTATACCACTTTTCTCAACGATATCAATAACAGGTTCATGCTTAAACATGGAAATTATTGCTTTTTTCCAATAATTTAGATCATCATCATTTAAAGATTTAGGAATATTTACGAAAGAATAACTTTTAGATAAAAGTGCTTTTCCTATTTGCTCTTTTACGGTAGGTAAATTTGGAAATTCTTTAATTCTAGAATCTGTATTAATTGCGATAGGTATTAGTATTTTCCCATCCATCGCCGCCAGCGCAGTTGTTAAATTTGTAGATACTAAATGAACATCATTATTCATTACCGCTAATACACTTTGAGAACCTCCAGACTTGAATGGTATAGGTCTTCCTATAATATTTAAGTTATGTAAAAATTCTTCTGTTGATATGTGTGAAAAAGAACTTGAAAAGGAAAATCTAAAATCTATATTTTTATGTTCTTTAAATTCTTTAATATTATTAATTCCCATCGATTTATTCACCAAAAAAACGTTTGGTGAATGTCCGATGATTATTGTATCAAAATATTTTGTAAAGTCATAATTGGAATTTTGAAATATCCTGTCAGTTACAGAAATTCCCATTCCAGTTATAACTATTTGTTTGTTTGAAAAAGAAGACTCAAAAATCTGTTGTGTATTTTTACTAGTAGTGTTAAGAACCACACTATCTGGTATTTGTGTTGCGATTATTCTGGCTAACCTATCACTCCAGCCTCCTGGAGCATATGGAACATTTATAGTGAATTTATTTTTTGAGGCTGATATAGATGGAAATATGCAGTATAAAATTAAAACCAAAGTCACAAAATATTTCATTTAAAATTACCAATTTTCTATATTTGATATATCTTGATAATTAAATCTATTATACGGATCACGGTTTGTTGATCCTAATGGCATAGAATTTACTCCTAAAATATACCTTTCAGACTTTGTAGATTCTATATTATTGTTATTTGTAGAATGTTCGATCCAAGAAGGAAAAACAATAAAAGTACCTTCTTCAAAATTATTAATGGTATTGGTGTTCATTATTCTTTTTTGGCTATCATTATCGGGTAATTTTTTAGGCATAATGTAATTAATTAATAATTTGAGTGGATTATACAATATTGTACCTGAACTTCTTTCATTACCATGTAAATAATAAACACCAACTAAAAACGTATTTTCGTGTTGGTGTTTATGATGTGCGCCATCATTTTCATGTTTGGTTGCCCACATACTTGTAATTTGTTGATTAGGATAATATCCTAATGCCGTCATGGATTGTTGTAAACAAATTTCAAAAAATTCTTTAATTTCTTTAAATTGTTTCTTCTGATGTAAATTTGGTTTAGTGATGCACAAACCATTGAAATTTACTGGATACTCACATTCTTCGCTTACCAAATAATTCATTATTACTGGTTTTACTTCTAGATGTTTGTCGAATTTAAATTTGAACATCGGAATTGTAAATAGATTGATTGTTTCCATATCAGACAAAATCTGGTCCAACTATCCATGCCACTAGTGATTTTCTAATACCGCTAGTGACAGGTGTAACTCTATGTAAGGTATGTGATGGAAATGCAAAGAGCATTCCTTTATTTTTTGATAAACATTCTCTCCGTTGACCATTTATCCAAAGTTCTCCACCCTCATAATCCATTGGATCTGATAATTGTATTGATATTGATAATTTTCTGGGGTTAACATATTTTTTATCTAGTCCAATTCTATCTACATGCCAATCATAAAAACCACCACCCTCAGAGTTACTTTCATAAACTGTATATTGAATTGATAACAATCCACTTAGATTATAACCAAAATATTGATTATTTAATCGAGAAGATATATCACAAATCTTATCATATAACCATATTGACTCATCACTTGGATTAATCCATGAAATTTTAGAATCACGTATATTTTTAGATATAATATCTGTATCGCCGCCGACGACGCCGGCTTGATTAATATTTTCAGACTCGCCCAATTTAATGATGTTTTTTATTTCTTTATCCGAAAAACCATCATTCCAAAATGCATAGCTTTGATCGTGTATTGTTCTATCGAAGGGATAAGCATAATAATATTCACTCATAATATTTTCCTTTTTAATTAACCTATAGGACCAGTCCTAGTTCCTGTTGTAACCCATGTTACATATGTAGGTGCACCTGAAGTTGCGGGTCCTGTTGGACCAGTACCTCCAGGTGATCCGCTTCCACCGCCTCCCGCACCGGGCCAACTGCTCGGAGTGCCCGCAGCACCCAAATTACCGCCAGGGCCTCCGGGAGGCCTGCCATTGGGCCAGCCGTAGCCACCGGAACCACCGGTTGAAGCGCCACCGGGCGATCCGGGACCACCAGGATAATTGAGCGGCGTGCGGTATCTTGATTGATACTGACCAGTACCACCGGCGCCGCCGGGAGAACCCGCACCACCGCCCCCTCCGCCGCCGCCAAACGCAGCAAATAAACTTATTTTTCCACTGTGATAACCAATTGGTCTATTACCACCAAAAGCATCAAGTGAATAATATCCATTATATTCATCCACAAATTTATTACTCATCCGTTATCTCCTATGCCAGCCCCGCCACCGCCGCCACCGCCTTGTCCACCCGATCCGCCAGGACCACCAGGACCGCCACTAATAGTACCATTATTTGTTACTCGTGTATCAACACTAAAAACTGCTGCTGTATAACCGGATCCTCCGGAAGATCCGTTACCACCGGTGCTACCAGCGCCCGCATTACCCGGATATGGTATTGGCGGCGGCGGCGGCGGCGGTCCGACGCCGACAAATAAACTTATTTTTCCACTGTGATAACCAATTGGTCTATTACCACCAAAAGCATCAAGTGAATAATAACCGTTATGTTCAGATAACCAATCATTTTTCATATTAGCACGAAGCTCCTGTTATTGAATTTTTTAATATTTACCATGAACTACCTGCTCCGCCAGCGCCGTTGCCTGCGCTAGCGCCTGCGGCGCCAGATGTACCTGTAATAGTACCATTATTTGTCAAATAAACTATTGATCCTGCTGGCCAACCAGAACCCGTATCAAATCCTGGCGTTGCGCCTGAACCTGTTAATGTGACACCAGAATTAATTGTTACGGTACAATATACTGGCACACTAAGTGAGGCTGGATCTTTTCCAAGAGTGTTTGTTAAATATGTTCGTAAATTAAAGGTAGTCTGATTAGTCGTAATAGTAAAAGCTACAATCCAAATACGAGATGTGCTGTAAAAATTAGACATATTAATAGTACCACTTGATGGTATACCAATAGTGCCATCATGAGAAGGCACTAATGCCCCCGCACGATAATACTCACTCATCGATATTGGATTAGTACCACCAAACTCGGTTTGAATGTTGTTTAGTGATACGGCGCCGCTAGCGGTTATTGCCATACTGGAATTCCTATTTATTTACTATCTGTAGTATTTATATCTTCAATATGTTTGGTAACCAAATCATTTATTATATGTATTATTTATATCTTCAATAGCCCTGGTAACCGAATCATGCCATCTTTAATTGCAACCAACCAAGCACTTGTAACGCAGACATTTAAGTTTTTCATCCATTCATTTGGAAAATGTGTTAGTTTTCTATATTCTTGAAAGCGAATTGTTGTGTTATCAATAAAGTTGGCCAGATAAGCATCAGTGTAATACAAAAAGCTATTCTCATTCCAATAACTAACATGTGTTGGATCTTGAAAAGCACCACGACCATCTGTGCTTGGCACTTCAATAAATGCCCAACCACCAGGTGCCAATACTCGATGAATCTCTGCCATTATTTTATTCTTATCAGTAAGATGCTCTAGTATATGGCTTGCATTCAATACACCAACTGTGTTATCTGGCAGTGGAATACCCTCATTTAAATCAAATACAATATCAGCATCTTCTCTCAAATCAAGTGTCACATAACCAGGATATGGATTCAAACCGCCACCAATATCAAGTTTAATAAGTTTTTTGTTATCTGCATCTCTTTCTGCCAATTGTCTGGCATATTCAACACATAAATCTTTTGTTGTTGACTGGATCTCTGCATTCCTAGCTAACCAAGTATTATCGCCAGTGACTCTGTAAATATATAGCACCTTTGGTATGCGGACCATTTTGGTTACAAGATAAGTTCGGATACATAATTCATGATCATCACAAATTGAATATGATGGATTATGTCCACCAATTTGATCATATACAGATTTGCGCCATGATCGAACATGATCTGGTGCATACCAAATATAGCCAAGACTATGACTAGAAGGTTCAAAACTATTCATTGAGCATAGTTCTTTACCTTTCCAATTGAATCTAGTAAATTCCCAACCAAAAGAATTATCATACGGAACAAATTCATCTTTCATATGAAGAACTGCATTGTCACTATAGACAAAACCAACTTCATCATTCTGATATGCTTTGTTCAATTCCTCAAGACAATCGGGTGTTATTAAATCATCATGATCGACCTCAACAAGAATATCACCTGTTGCATAACTACAAGCAGCTTTTTTTAAAGC